ACGGTCACGGGAAGCTTCCCAGCAGCAGGCCGGCCGGGCTGGCGGGTGGCGGCGACCCAGCGGCGAGCACCTCGTAGGCGGCGTACTGCCATTGCGATGTGCCGGAGCTGAGCGCCAGCGACAGCGATTGCGCCGAGGTCGAGGGGGTCAGGGACGGCCCTGAGCTGGTGCCCTGCCAGGCCGCCCCCATCCAGGCGTAAGAAACGGCGTAAAGGTACATGCCGGACCCGGCGGTGATGGTGTCCGAGGTGGTGACGCCGCCTGCCATTATCAAAGCCGAGCCGGACGCCTGCGGAGTTATTGACTGGGTGACGCCCGGCGCCGCTGTTTGCTGGCTGCCGGTCACAATCGCACCCGCGGGGCCCGAGGTTTTCGCGCCTGTCCACACGTCAACCGCGATGCCCATGAGCTGGATGTACTGGCCAGACGTGACGGAATCGGTCACGGTCACCGTCATGGACCCGGGCGCCGACGCGCCCACGTAGGCCCACCAGACAGCGACCCGGCTGTTGGGAGCCGAGAGGCCGTTGTCGAATTGGTTGACGATCAGATTCCACGTCAGGTGGCTAGTGAGGCTGTCTGTGATCGCCGGCTGGCTGCCGGGCGCCCAGTCGTTGTCGAAGGAATCTTCTGTCCACGAGGTGACGTAAACGACCGACCCGCCGGGCGGCGAGAACGAGTTGCTGGTCACACTGCCTGGCGACGTGCCGATGAACCCGGATTGCTTCGCGGCCGGGCTCGATGAGTCGCGGGCGAGGGTCATCAGAAGCCCAGCCCGGCGCCCAGGTAGCACCACTTCGAGAGGCTGGCCACGTACTCGAAGCCGAGGATGTCCACCTTGCTGGCGGCCGTGGACAGCGTCGGGGCGCCCGCGGTGCCGAAGTCGTAGGCGGTGCCGAAGGCGAGCGTCCGGCTGCCAGTGGCGTCCTGGATGACTCGGACGCGGATCGTCTGGCCGTCCACGGGGTTCGTCGGGTTGGACAGCGTCCCGGTGCTCGCGGTCAGCGTGAGCGCGAAGGCGTTGCCCAGGGCGGCGTTGACCGCGATCGTGGTGCCGAAGGTGAGTGAGGCGACGGCCGGGGCGAGGTGGCCGGTCATGGTGCCGCCAGCGAGCGGGACGCTGGCCGCCGCGGCGGCGGCCGCGGCCCCGGCCGCGTCGAACGCTGACGTGGCCTGGAAGGCTGCGGTCCCCAGCTGGCCGAATGCGACCGCGTCGGCACTGGCCGACCCGTTGGCCAGGGCTGTGATCTTCTGGCTGTTGAGCGACAGCTGGCCGGTGGTCAGCTGCAGCACCCCGGCCGAGGACCGCTGCAGCACCACGTCACCGGCCGCGGACCCGGACCCCCACGTGTGCTTGCCGTTGGAGTCGACCAGGATGCGCTGCTGGGTGTCCCCGGTGACCTGGATGCCGAGCGTGGCGTCGGCCGCGGACTTGGCCACCAGCTGCGTGGTCGGGTTCGTGGGGGCCGTGGTCGTGTTGGTGACCTTGACCGCCTGCCCGCCCGAGGACGCGTAGGCGAATGCCGCCGCGCCCGTGCTGACGACAAGAGAGCCGTTGGCGGCGTTCAGCGTGCCGCCGGTCTGCAGCGCCCCGTCCGTCTTCAGGGTGGCGACGCCGTTGCGGTACAGGTCAGTGTCGGTGGCCGTCGAGCCGCCCGGCCCCCACGCCAGCTTCCCGTTGGAGTCGACGGTCAGCCGGGGGACCGTGTCCCCGGCCACCGACACGCCCAGGACCAGGTCGGCGGCGGACTGCGCTACGTACCCAACGGTCGGGCTGGTTGGGGTGGTGTGACTGTTCACGACGGTCAGGACGCCGCCCGCCGCCGCGGACACGGTCACGCTGACCGGGCCGGTGAACGCCGCGCCCGCGAGCGGGGCCAGCTGCGCCTCAGCTGCCTCGGCCCGGGCCGTCTCTGTCCCGACTGCCGAGGCGGCGAACGCTTCCGCATTCGACTGGGCGGTGGACGCAGCGCCCGACGGGTCGAACGCGGTGGCTGCCTGGAACGCGGCCGACCCGAGCTGCCCGAACGCGACCGAATCCGCAGCCGCGGACCCATTGCCCAGCCCGGTGAGCTTCTGGCCGTTCATGGCCACGGCGGCCGTCGGCGGATGCAGCGAGGCGATCTGATCGAGCCGCCCCGTCTTGACCGTCGGGTTGACGCCCGTGCCGCCCACGGTGATCGAGGCGTCCGCAGCGGTGACCGAGTCGACGGTGCCGCCGCCACCTCCACCGCCGTTCCCCCATGCGGTCTGGGTGTTCCCGTCGGCCTGCACGACGGGCACCTGGCCAGCCGCTGGCGTCCCGGTGGGCAGCGGCAGGTAGGCCTGATACTGGGCGGCCGGGACAGCAGCGTTGGCCTGCAGATAGGCCAGCGTCTGGCTGGCCCCGTTGGCGAACAGGATCTGGCTGGTGAAGGTGTACGGGGCCTGCCCGGCGATCGCCACGGTGATCGTGTAGTACGACCCGGCGGGCTGCAGCGTCACGTCGTCGTTGGCGATCAGCGGGTCTGATTCGCCGGTGGCCGAGGTGAAGAAGTACGTCTTCGGCACCGGCCGGTAGTCGATCCCGCTGGTGGAGTCTGACACCGGCTCGTTCAGGGTGAAGGTGATGTTCCCGCCGAGCGGGGCCTGCCCGATGTCCTGCTCGGTCCAGGTGACCGTGACCGTGCTGATGCTCATCCGAGCTTCCCTGCCAGAGAAAGGCCGTTGGACGGGTTGACCTGCGTGTACCGGAGGATCGCTTCCTGAAGGATCTGCTGCAGGAACTGCAGGAACCGGGGGTCGTTGTAGCCCTGGGTGCCCGCCCCCAGGGTGATCGGCACGGTGACGTGGACGCTGGGCGCGGTGGCTGATCCGCCCGCACCGCCGATGCCGCCGGTGGCGATCTGGCCGCCGAGCTGGGCCATCGCCGCGCGGACCGCCGGGGTGGCGGCCTTGATGCCGTTGATGTAGCCCTGCACGGTGTTGATGCCGTGCTCGAAGAAGACACGGGACGGGGAGAACATCTTCAGCGGGTCGGTGAAATAGGACTCGACGTCGTGCGCCAGCCCTTCCATGATCCCGGGGATGGCCGAGGCCGCGGACTCGATGCCGTGGATCAGGCCCATGATGATGTTGCGGCCGTCGGCTTCCATCCGGCCCGGCAGGCCAGCCAGGTAGGACAGGATCTGGCCCGGCAGCCTGCGGAAATACGACAGCACGTCGTCGATGGTGCTGGCGGTGTCGTGGCGCATCCCATCCCAGGCGGACGCCACGTCGTGGCGGGCCCCGTCGGCCGCGGCCGCCGCGTCGTGGCGGGCGGCATCGAACGTGGTGGCGATCTCGTGCGGCACCCAGCCGGCGAATGAGGCCAGGTCGTGGCGCATGCTGTCCCAGTCCGACGCCAGGTCGTGGCGCAGCCCTGAGGCCTGGGCGGACCCGTCGTGGCGGGCGCTGGTGAACGCCTGCGCGATCTCGTGCGGCACCCAGCCGGCCGCGGCGGCGATGTCGTGGCGCATCGAGTCGAAATCGGAGGAAACGTCGTGGCGCATCCCGCTGAGCACCGAGGACACCTCATGGCGGGCGGTGTCGAACGCCACAGCGATCTGGTGGGTGTGGGTGCGGATCTCGAAGACGGCCATGCCGATCGGGGAGACCAGCCAGGCGGCGATCTCCTTCCAGTGGCTGGCGATCCAGCTCCGGGTGGCGTCGAGGCTGGACACGATGTCGTGGCCGGCGATGGCGGCCGCGTGCCGGGCGGCGTCGAATCCGCTGGCGGTGTCATGGGCCCAGCTGGCCGCGTCGTGCCGTGAGGTGTCGAAGGCGGAGGCGGTGTCGTGCTCCCAGGTGGCCACGTCGTGGCGCACCTCGTCGAAGTGGGCGGCCGTGTTGTGGGCCCAGTCGGCGACGGCGTGCCGGGCCTCGCCGAGGTCGTGCACGGTCTCATCGGACCAGGCGGCGATGTCGTGGCGGCTGGTCCGGAACGCTGAGCTGTAGGCGTCCCAGTCCTCCATCAGGTGCTTGACCACGTAGGAGACCGCGTTGATGGTCCCGGCCAGGGCATCGAAGGCGATGTTGATGGCGTGGACGTCGTCCTTCGCGGACATGGTGGTCAGCAGCTTGCCGATGCTGCCGGCGACCTTGCCGATCCCGTCGCCGATCGCGGTGATCGAGGGGCCTTCGAGGGCGTGGAACTGGGCCAGCCAGTCCTTGAAGCCCTTGCTGTCAGCGAACCGGCCGGCCCGCTGCAGCAGCCCGTCCAGGCTGGTGGCGAAGGTGTCGGCGAACGGGACCACGTCGGGCAGCAGCTCGCGGGCCAGCTTCAGCCCCGAATTGAACACCTTGAAGGCGTCCGGCTCGAACGCCTTGGACATCGACTTCCACTCGGATTCCAGGCTGCGGATGCTTTCCACCGCGGCCCGCTCGTCCGGGGGCAGCTTCATCAGCTGGGCGTGGGTGTCGCCGAGGGCGTTCTTCACGTTCTCGAATGCCGGGATGGCCAGGATCCCGAACGCGACCGCCCCGGCCCCGGCCGCGGCCAGCCCCGACACGAGACCGGTCACCTCGGCCAGGGCCGCGTAGAGAGCCGGGATGATGGCGATCAGCGACGTGGGGATCTTGTCGACCAGGCCGGTCAGGCCGCCGCTGCCGCCGGCCCCTTCCGCGCCGCCCAGGAGCTTGCCGAGCAGGCCGCCGCTGCCGAACGTGCTGGTGATCCGGGACGCGAACGACCGGGTCTCGGTATCGAGATCCTCGACGCCGTTCTTGGCCTTGACCAGGTCATCCTTGAAGTCCTCGATGCCCAGCTCGGCGGCCCGGGCCCCGGACAGGAACCGGCCGTTGGCCTCATGCAGGTTCCCGACCTTGTCGGCGTAGATCCCGGCGGCGGCGGCGGCTTCCAGGGCCTTGTCCCGCTCCTCGTCGAGGGCGACGGCTGTCTCAGCGGCATGGTCGCGCAGGCTGTCCGTGGCGGCCGAGGCTTCCAGGTTGGCGTCGGCGAACGCCCGGGCCTCTTCGACCCCGGCTTCCAGCTCGCCGAGGTATTCGTCCATGTCGGCGACGAACCGCTGTTCGACCTCGGGAAGTTCGTCAGCCATTGAGCACCGACCTGACCGCGCGGACGGCCGCGTCGTGGCAGTGGGTCCGGGTGGCCGGCGTCATCACCATGTAGGGCCGGGCGGGCAGGTGGACGTGCTTGCCGAAGAACCGCTTCCCGTCCGTCAGCACCTTCGCGCGGACGACGTGGATGTCCCCGCCGGTCTGCTGGATGCGGGCGTACACGGTGTGCGGGGCCGTGCTCGAGGTGGCCCGGCCGGGGCCGGCCGGGACGGCAGGCTCGGGGCGCACCGACCGGGCCAGGGTGCCGGTCCGGCGCGCGGGCGGCGTCCCGGGTGGCGACGGGGCTGACCCGTGCATCGAGCGGACCACGTCACCCTGGTAGGTCTGGGCCATGGCGTTGGCCGCGGCCAACGGCGCGTCCCGCTCGGCCTTGGCCCGCATCCTGGCCAGGTAGGCGGGCAGCTCCGCTGGTGTCATTGCTTGCTCGCCTCCTTCTGCGCCTGCCAGATGGCCTGCTGCACGGGCAGCAGCCAGGTGTAGACCTCGACCGGCAGCCCTTCCCGGCCGCCGTCACCTCCCGGGGTGAGCCCGAAGTGGATGATGTGGACGATGTCCTCGTACGCCTGCGCGCTCAGTCCGTCTGGGAGGCTGCCGCTTTTGCCCTGGACGAGCCATTTGAGCTTGAGGTAGTCACCCCTTTTGGGTCGGGCTTGCGGGCCAGCTTCTCCTCGAACGGGACCATCAGCGCTTCCAGCTCGCCGAAGTCGTCCAGGGGCAGCTCCCCGAACGAATCGAGGTCGGTCACCTGGCCGTCGTCGCCGAGCTCAGGCACCGGCAGGTCGTAGGACCAGCCGTCGACGACCATCGCCCAGGCCGCATCCCGCTTGGCTGCCTGCCAGGACAGGATGTCCAGGCCGGACATGGTGGCTTCCCGGTCCAGCTCGCCGTCCCGGAACACCGGCTGGGGCCTGCCGACCCGTTCCAGGTTGCGCTTGTGTTTGCCCTTGAGGTCCTGGATGGGGACGTGCTCCACCCAGGCACCGGAGGTGAACGTGGTCCGCATCGTTACTCCTCAGTAGCTCGGCACGGCGTTGATCAGCGTGAGCTTCACCGCGCCCTTGCCGCCGGACGCGCCGGTCATGGTGATCCCGCCCGAGCTGGCCGCGGTGTGCTGCAGCTTGGCCGCGATGTCGTAGCCGAACAGCTCACTGCCGTCGTTGATGTCGGCGGTCTCGTAGGCGTTGAGCAGCGAGTCGGCCTGCAAGCTGACCAGGGAGCCGGCCGACAGGCCGTTGGTGGAGACCAGCTGGTGCTGCGGCTGGGTGTTGGCCAGCAGGGCGGTCAGCGCCGACTCGTCGATCGCCGGGGCGATCGTGAGCTTGCTCGTGTTGGACTGCTTGCCGCGGGCGATCACGTACGGGCTCTGGCTGCCCTGCAGCGTGTTGTAGGCCTTGACCGCGCGGGACATCGTGAGCGCGTATTCGGCGTAGTCCTTGATCTGGGTGCCGCCGGAGGCTGGGCCGCCGACGCCGAACACCGACCGCCACGCCGGGTAGGTCTGGACGCTGGACACGTTGACGGTGCCGATCGCCGAGCCGGGGATCTGCCGGACCTGGCAGGTGGCCTTCGCCGTCCAGGTGAGCAGCTTCTCCGCGCTGGCGGTGATGACCAGATCGGAGAAGCACACGTAGGAGTATTCGGCGGCCAGCCCGGTGGCCGGGATGCCGGTCCGGTCGATGATCGAGTGGGTCGGCCCTTGTGCTGCCCCGTTGGCCGCGCCGGTCAGCCCGTTGAGCAGGGCGAACACGTGCGTGTAGGGGGCGGTGGTGTTGGTGAACGGGGTGGCGGTGAGGTGCGCGAACCGGGTGGCCGTGACCGGGATGGACGTGGCTGAGCCGGTGGCGGTGACCATGACGACCTCATTGGCGGCCGGGGTGCCCGCGTCCTCCAGCCACAGGTACATGCCGGTGGTGAAGCTGGCCCCGCCGGACGCCACGGTCAGGGTCGTGGCCCCGGCGGCGACGGCGGTGCTGGTGGTGCTGGCCGGGCTGGCCGCCGTGCCGGAGACGGTGTAGTCGCCGAGCAGGTTCAGCGGCAGATGCCCGAACACGTCGCCGTAGAAGTTGCCGCCGATGTCGATCGAGGCGATCAGCGGGCCCTGGTAGGCGCCGTAGCTGTCACCCATCGACCCCTGGAACGACTCGTCGTACAGCATCATCGGCTTGTCGGACGGCTTGATGCTCGTGACCGGGAACGGCGACCAGCTGGTGCTGGCGGGCACCGTGCCGGGCACGGCCTCCTTGACGATGTACGCTTCCCTCTCTTGCGTGGGGAAGATCGTGGTCGGCGGTGCCATGGGTCAGTCTTCCTTCGTGCTGGACGCGTCCGGGGTGGCCGTGGCGGCGTTCCCGGCCTCGTCTGCGGGTGGCTGGAGGGGTGGGGTGCTCTCCGTGGCCTTAGAAGGCGTCTCAGAGCCTTCGGCCTCTTCCCATGGGCCGTAGCCGGGCTCCTGCGGGAACTCCCAGACGTCACCTGGATGGACCAGCGCGAGCGTGTGCCCCGAGCCGTCCGGGACGTAAAACTCTGTCGGCCCGGGGCCGGTGTACCTGTACTGCACGGTGCCTCCTCAGGCCTGCACGAAGGTGTCGCAGTCGAACGTGATGGTCAGGCGGCCCTCACCACGGCCCCGGTCGGCTTCCACCGACCAGTCGGCCGCCGACACGGCGATCCCGGCCGGGGCCTCACCGGCCTGGGTGATCAGCCGCCCCGTCGGGTACATGGCGGCGTTCGTGGTCCCCAGCGTCCGGTCGGCGTAGATCAGCCCGATGAAGGCGTCGACGAGGTCATCGGTGGCCGCCTCGGCGGTCTCCAGGTGGTCCTCATAGCTGATGACGTCCAGCGCGCACACCGTCGTGTAGCGGCGGGTCCGCCAGCCCGACGTCGGGCCGCCGAGGGCCTGCCGGGTGATCCGCTCATTGCCGATCGCGACGGTCAGGACCGCGCCCCAGCCGGTCCCGGCGGGCTCGCCCTGCGTGTAGTAGGTGT